ACCTTTTTTCAATTTCTTTGGTACCGTCTTTGTATTTGACATGACGTTCAATATATCCGCTGTCTTCTAAAGCACGTAGCCATCTTTGTATAGTGGTTTGACCTACCTCGTACAAAGTCATAAAGTACTGATCGCTCGCCCAACAAGAGCCGCTCTTACTGCTGAGTGCCGTGATCTCGCTGTACAGAAGCTTTGCTCCTTGTGGTAGCTGTTTGTCATAGCGCACACCCGCTGGAATGATGGCATAGTAACTAGGGCTTTCATTCATGATCGTCACCACCTTCCTAGAATGGAAGATCATCATCGCTGACATCCATTGGCTGACCGTTGTTGGCAAACCTGTTGTCTTGGCTTGCGGCCGCTGGGTTATTAGCCGATCGTTGTTGACCATCCTGAGACGCTTGCCGTGGCTCAAGCAAGGCGAAATTATCAACGATCACCTCGGTAACGTACACCTTATTACCTTGTGCATTGTCGTATGTGCGTGTCTGGACATGACCTTCGACACCAATGAGCGAACCCTTATGCGTGAACTTAGCGAGGTTCTCAGCTGACTTACGCCAGATAGCACAACTGATGAAGTCAGTCTCCCGGTTGCCATTAGCACTGCGGAATTGACGGTCAACAGCGATTGTGAATGAGCCGACTGCCGTTCCGCTTTGTGTGTAGCGAAGGTCAACGTCTTTAGTTAATCTGCCTGTTAAAGCAACTGAATTAAGCATTTTTAGTCTCCTTTTTATTCGGTACTTGTTTTGTAATGTGGCTGAATTCGTTTAAGTTCGTCAGCCGTCAGTTTGATTGGCTTGATGTGATATTTTTGGATAAACGACATGAGGCCGATCGTGTGCTGCTCCACGTGGTGAATGCGGCATAGGCTCATGTACCTGAACTTTGTTTCGTCAATTCTGTTGCGATTGCGCCCCATGCCAACCGCCTCGTAATGTGCCAAGTCAGCGGGATTTCCACAGATAACACACTTTCTGAAACGGAGGCAGAACCATTGGCGTGCATAGTCGTTGGGTATCATGTCCCACGTCTTCGTCTTGAATGGCACATCGTTGCGGAAGCAAAACTCTAAAATCGTGTAGATCATGTTGCTGGCAGTTGTCATCGAACAGTCACTCAGTGAATATGGTTCAATTGCAAAAATCTCACGCGTATACGACTTCATGAGGCATTCGATCATGTCAACCGTGTCACCGTTCCAGTCTGATATGTCATGCATCAGAGCAAATATCTTTTTGCGCTGATCTGGGCTTATATGGCGCCCGTCCTCGACTTCTAACTCAATCGATGGTCGTTTACCCGCGGCAAGCTTAGACAGCGTATACAAGCTCACAGAGTCATCAGCAGTGATAGTAATCTGCTGGCCTGAAAGCTTATCCAGCCTGCCGTTTATCTTCATGCTCATTCACGTTCGCCACCTGCCAACTTTCTGAGTTCTGCTTCAAGCAAGTTTTTGACACCAGCAGCGGCTTTAGGAGTCAATGTTTCAACACTCGTTGCTTTGCTGCCGAATTTTGCATTCGCTAAGCCTATCCATATTTCAGCAAGTTCATTAACCGTTTTTGGCTTTGGCTCGCCTTTTTTGTTAGTGGCCGGCAAAGCTTTAAACTGTTGAACCATCATGTCTTTGATAGCTTTAACGGTTGCGTGATCAAGAATGGCACTTGGCCGAATAGACTGCTTGTTTTTGGTTATTGGACCATTGCTTGCTGAGCTGTCATTTGCATCAGGGTCAGAGTCTTCGGTGTCAGTAATGTTGAACATCTGCTTGTAAAAATACTTTTGCGCTGAAGTGCTGGCCTTGACCATGGCTTTTTCGCCAGTGTCCTGACCGCTGCCCGGGATGGTAAATGTCATCTCATCATGACCATCAGTGACAGTGAATGTTCCCATCAAATCAACAAAGTGATTATTGCCACCTTTGCCCGTTGTGCGATCATACTGGTTGACAATCTCATAACTGAATTTGATGACCAGACCGGCTTTGATCAGTGCCGGTTTCACAGCATCTTTGATGGCGCCTTCGCTCTGAAAACTATAATGTTGAAACGAGTTTTGACCATCTTTCTTGATAACACCAACAGCCTGCTGGGCTATCAAAATGCGGTCAACAAGAGACAACTGATTGTCTGATGTTTCATTGTCATTCTTCTCCATTGCCGTCCTCCTACTTAATCAATAAATGTTCACCGCGTGGCTTAAGCTCAGCACCCAGCACTTTTTCTCCGGATTCTAATCGTTCTCGAATCTTGTCAGTATCTGGTTCGCGTTTTACCTTGAATACATCAGCCTGCAAATTGTCTTGATCGATGTAAATTGGCTGTTTTCCGCCATTCTTAGCAACACTGATAGTAAATAGCGGTGTCTTTATTTTGCGTTGATTAGTTTCGTTCATTGCTTCAACCAACCGCTGTGAAATAGTACCGAGGTTAGATTGGTAAGCTTTAATCCGTGCTTCGAAACGGTCACGTTCTTTTTTGTTAGCTTCAATATCGGCCTTGATTTGGCGAATAACCCGTGCATATCCTTCGGCTTTGTCATTAATTGCATCCACGATTGAATCCATGGTGTCAGCTAATACTTCGGGATCAGTTGTCCCATCTTCAGCTAGTTCTAATAAACTCGCATATTTTCCTTGTAAGTCGTATAATGTTGACATAATAAGTTTCCTTTCTATCAGTCGTTGGTGTGCATACCAGCGGCTTTTTTCATGGCTTGTTTGATAATGAATAGGATTGCGTGTGCACCATCTTCTTGACCCATGGCGTACGTTTGATGGGGGTCTGTGTTGTTCGGCCCATAATCAGCAGCAACCTTGCGATATTTGGCGATCTGGCGGTTCGCTGCGGCTAGAATTCGTTCGTATTCCTCATTGGTCATCACGTCATCCCCTTAGTTTTGCTAGTCGTGCACGTAGCTTCTCGTTCTCGACAAGCAACATCTTTGCAATTGGTGTGTGGTTGCCACGAATGCTGTCTAACGTCAATTCGTTATGCTCTTTCAGCAAATCACCAATGGTACGTTCTGCTTCATTCAATCCACTGCCTCCAATTTCCGCTGTGGCCTAAGCAGTGACCAACGATCACGCCGAAGCCACCAGCAATTAGTAAATAACCAATCATTATTTGCCCTTCTCTCTAAGCGACCTTGAAATCTCTGGGAACCATTTATCTAAGAAGTCGAGCCATGGTTTCGGATGAAACAGATACCCCTTTTTGCCAGGCGGTGGATATGAAACCACGGTATCTTGCAAGAACTTGTGGAAGCGTGGGACGTTCAAGATATTGTTAACTACCCACGTGTTGTTATGCCCTTCGACATAGCTTGTTGCGGTTGTGAGCGTCCACATGCCTCGTGCTGCTAGCTTGCGTTTTAACTCTTGGTTCTCCTCAATCATCTTTGCTAGTTCTTCTTCTTCAACCGCTAAATACTTTTTGCTTGAAATCTGATCATCTTCAACAACCTGCAACAACGGCATGGCATTTCCTCCTTTCCAGTGGATATTTTTGGCGTTTGGGCTCCAATTTAGACAGCCTCCTTAGCTCGCTTCAGCTCATCGGCAATAGCCTTAACGCCCTGATCGAAGTACATCCATTGAGGGACTTCTTTGTCGCTGTGTTGAGACTTGCTGTTAGCCCATCGCCCGTATTCGTTTTGCCCTGGTTGTTCGGCCTTAATTCCCAGTCGGTTAGCAATGCGGCCAACCATCTGTCCAGATGATGCGTGAACCTTTCTGGCTACCTCACCGGCGCTGTATTCCTTTTTAAGTAGTACCGGAATAGTCATCTCACCGGTGATCGATTCGGCTGCTTTCGCAAGCAACGACTGTTTAGCTGTTTCTGATGTCGTCTTGCATGCAATTTTGTATAAAGCGTTGGCCTTTGCGGTATTAGCACGAGTGACTGCAAGATCGGCTTGAGCAACCGGATCAAGTTTCCCGGCTGGCAGACGTTTCAGCGTAGCCTCCATACTATTGAATGCCTGGATGTACTTAATCTTGAACTGAAGTGCTTTCTTACCGGTGAAGCCCATAGCCAGCAATGTGAAACCGTCACGATTCATGTAGTACATTGGATATTGCTTACCACGGTTGTCATACGTTGCCTCGGCAAAAAATTTGGCGGCTGATTTTTCAGCTGCGAGATTTTCGATAGACTGAATTACGTTTTTGTGGTCTTTTCCAAATACCTCGGCCACACGCAAGCTGGTTGTTACCGCTTGTTTGTTGTGCATAATTACTAATTCGTTCATACCGTCATCCCCTTTCGTTCTCTATCGGGAACGTTATTTGTAAAAAAAAGATCAAGTTGATTGGTGCCATACCCCAAAATGCTGGCCATTTTTACTAATTCGGTAGCGCTGATTGTTGTAATACCATTCTCACGCTTAGCATACGAAGAGCGGGTATGCCATCCCATAGCTTTTGCCATTTCGTCTTGATTCATTCCTTTTGCGATACGTTCAGCACGAAGACGCTTTAAATTTAGTGTCATTGTATTGCCTCCTTTCGTTTCCTTTTGGGAACATCTAAAGAATATCATCCGCGTTCCCATGTGTCAACGATTATTTCAAAAAAATATTCAGATATTGTTTTTTGGTGCCCCTATTGTGCACAATCGGGAACGGTGTTAAAATCATTCTTGAGGTGAGATACATGAAAACAAATGATGAAATAATCAAGACTTTGAATGATCTTCGCAACCGTGAAGGGATTTCAATCAGTGAACTAGCACGCCGTGTTGACATGGCAAAATCGTCTGTGTCTCGCTACTTCAATGGAACGCGTGAGTTTCCATTAAACTATGTTGATAAATTTGCAAGTGCTTTACACACAACTCCGGAAAGCCTAATAGGAGTTTCTCCTGTAGATCCTTTTAAAGTCAAAAAACTAAATGTTCACTCTTATCCATACATTCCCGCTGATATATCGGCTGGAATCTTGTGCAATGTCGATCCGCTAACTTCCGATGACGTTGAAACGATTCAACTGCCAGATAGTGTTATGGGAAGATATGCCGGAGACAGTAGCATATTAATGATGCATGTTAATGGCGAATCAATGAACCAAACAATTCCTGATGGTTCTTTAATAGCAGTCAAACAGTACAACGACATTCAAGACCTTAAAGACGGCGACATTGTTGTATTTGCAGATGATGGTGACTACGCAGTCAAATATTTCTATAATGATCGTCAAAAGCAGATTGTTACCTTCATTCCGGATTCAACTGACAAAAGATTTAGCCCCATCATGTACACATACGAAGACCTTGAAGAAGAGAACATCAACATCATTGGCAAGGTAGTCGTGTACACGGTAGTTCTATAAAATCTCACGTCCAAACTCTGATCGACGTTAAAAGCTGAATTTTTTGGAGGGGAATAATGAAACTACTTATCTTAATTGCCTTTTTAGGATCGCTCCTATTGGCTGCAATATTTGGCACATTGTCTATAGTTCAAAGAAAGGATCCGAGAAAACTAAAGCGGAACCTTATTATTACCGCATTGTCGGCGGTAGCATTTATTGCAATCTTTTTTTGGATTGGTACCTACTCGGGAGAAAGCAAGAGGTCAGCTGCGTCTAGTTCGTCTTCAAAAGCTGAATCGTCAAAGGTCGAGTCGTCACAAGATGATGATGACAGTTACGAAGACACTGATAGCGATGACTCTGATGATGAAGAATCATCAAGCACAGAAACATTCAACGCAGCTGACTACAACACTGGGATCACTTATGAACAGTTGGCACGGACTCCAGACGACTACAAGGGCAAGAACATCACTTTAAC